ACGCCGAACATAGGGAAAACCACCAATTGACTGCCAAGCGCAACCATGTAGCCAATCACTACATTGGCCGCGCTCTCAATCATGCTTTGTGCGCGGCTTTGGCTCATGCTGTGATCTTTGAGCCTGGGAACTGCGCTCGCATGTCTTTCACCTCTTGCCAAGTGCAGGCCGGCGCGTTTGCGATCAGCTCACGGCTTGAGTAGATGTTTGCATCAGGGTCGCCATTGGCCACCTCTGCACCGTCCACAACGTAAACCGCCGTGAACTCATCCGGCCCTTCTTTGCGCTGCCAGGGCACTAGGTCAGGGTGCAACACATGACCGGTGCAGCCTTCGCGCTGCGCTTCAACTGGAATCACATCATCCCAACGCGCACAATGCCAGGTGCTATCACTGAGCGGGGTAGAGTGTGCGCAAGTGCGGCAGTTCACTTCTTTCGTCAGTTTAGTCTGGTGGCAGAAAGAATGCGCCGGGCAAAACTTGCATTGATACCATGAAGGATCTGCGCTCACCGGTTCCGGCATGCGGTCAGATAGTGCGATGCGCTGGCCACGCGCCACAATCTGCTGCGCTGCCTCCACATCCAGCCTCACGCGCTCGGTATAGAGCCTGTCATCATCTTTGCAGACTGCCACGTAAAGCGCCCGGTCAATGCCGGCACCAAGCATGTAGGCTTGCATTTGTGCCCAGTGCATCGGCTTTGCCTTCTCCACGCCATCGCGTGAAACCTCGTCGAAGCTCTTTTTACTGTGCGTTTTGAACTCGGCAATGTGGCGCTTTTTCGGCGCTTCTGGCACGCCAGAATGAATGATGCCGTCCATCGAGCCGGACACATGCGAGCCAAAATCAACCCGGCTCTGTGCGCCTTGCGTGTCTCGAATGTCAATGCCAATGGCTCGAAGGTCGCTCACAATCTGCGCTTCTTCATTGTGGCCACGGCGAAACACGCGCAGGATGCGGCCCGGAAACTTCTCAATCACGGCCCATCGAAAGTTAAGCCAGAGCCAGCGGTCGCAGTGGTGGCCAAGTAGAGAGGCACCTAAATGGCCCCGAGGGGCCTCCGCTTTCGCTTCGTGGGCAGCATCAATCAAGGCGGTGATTGAATGCTGAGGGTCGGGGAGTGTGCTCAATTGCTCACCTCAAATAGATAGCCCGGATAGGTTCCGGGCTTTGGTTTACTTCTTCAGCCAGGGCGGTGCAGCCTTGGCAGTGGCGGTGGCAGCCGGTGCAGCAGCAGGCGCGGCGAACGAGGGCACAGAAGCAGCAGCCTTCGGCGCAGCAGATCCACCGCCGGCAGACTTGAACCCGCGAACTTCGTTCTTGTCTCCATACTGCTCGTCGCTCTTTACGTCAAGCTTGATGCTCAGGCTACCGCCGATGAGTTGATCGGTGTCTGAAACGCTATTCAAGCCGATGGCAACCATCAACTCACGCAATTGCTGGCGTCCGATTTCCTCGGCTTTTTGGTTGGGATTGGCGATGTTCAGATTGCCAAAAACAACCCGGCCTTGATGCGTTGGCCCCAGGATGTCATAGCGAATTGCGATGTATTCGCCGGTTCCGGCCTTGGTCTTTTTCGGTTCAGCCGATGTGATCGTGGCCTGATACCACCCGGCAGGCAACGGCTCGAAGTCTTGCGGCAGTTCGTCCACCGCGAAAGATTGTGAAAGGAAAGCCATTTTTATTGCTCCTTGGTTGCAATGGTGAAAGAGGGTCGGCCAGGCTTGACGGTCACGGCCCCAGAGAAAATAGCGGTTACATCGGCAGGCGCTTTGCGCCATGCGGCCATATCAATCTCAGGCTTCCAGCGAAACAGCGCACCGAGCGCGTTTTGCAAGTCATGCTCTGCGGCCAGCTCCTGCGCCTTATCGGCGTCCACCTTGCGGTCGAGGCGGCTGATGATCTTGATCATCAAACCCTCGGGCAGCAGATGCGTTTCTGTGCCTTCTTTTGCGGCATCAACGCAAAGCGCGTTGCTCATTTGATCTTCAAGCTCTCGGCGCTTGGCAACGGCTACGCGCTCAGCTTCTTTGGCTTCTTGCCACTGTTTAGCCAACAGTTCAAGGTCAATGTAATCCATGCTCATGCTCCGATCTTGTTGATGATTGCGCCAAGGTCAGGCGCTTCCCATGCCTGAAGCTTGCCGCTGCGATCCTTGGCAAGCCAAAGGCCATCAGAATCACACATAAGCGCACGCTGGCTATTGCCTTCGGCGTCACGCTCTACGCGCAGGGCCAGCACCTCGTCGAAGAAGTAGGGCAGTTGCTGGCCGGTCTTATTGCCCGGCATGCTCGGCGCATACAACACCCGGCCCATTTCGTCCTGCGTCTTCTCCAGCTTGGCGCTCATGTAAACGTGCCGGCCAGGAAGGTCGCGGAATGCCCGGATGATGTCCGCCATTTGCTCCTGCATTGCGCCGTAGGCCGCGCGTGGATCTTTGTTCACCTTCTTCTCGGCGTTCAGCACCACTTCGGCAATTTCAGAGATGCTGTCCAGCGCCACCGATTGAAACGCCTTTGCTTCGGCGCTCTCGCTGAGCCAGCTCCAAGCCTCGCGCAGCGTGGCCATGTCGCTGATTTCCACGTATGGCACATCGGCCCCGGCGATGGACAGCAGCCCACCCTCGGCAGACAATACGATGGGGTTTGGCAGTGTCGGGATGAGCGACGTTTTACCTGCGCCAGCTTGCCCGTACACGAGCAGCTTGACGCCATGCGCGGCCAGGGTGCCGCTTCGTTTCAGATTGATTGCCATGTCGGTTCTCCGGTTTGGCGTTGATTGATGCCCCTTGCGGGGCGGGTGATGATTGTTGCGTGATCTATTGTCTGAGTCAATATCGGGCTTGCCTATTAGGACAAACCCTAACTTACACTCACGGCCTAGACTGTTCTGCTTTGTACTTCGGCCAAGCCTTCACGGCTTCTCCGTCAATGTACGAGGCCATGTCTTCATCGCGCTCAAGGCGTTGGCGCAGTTCGTAGCGCGCTTCCAGCGCTTGCTTGTCAGTGCCCATCATGACTAGCACAACCAGCTGCTCGTGGCTCATGCTGGCAACATCGGATGCGTCAAGTTGCCATGGCTTGACTTGGCTCTTGGCGACGTCATCGTGGCCAATGCTGACCTCGCCAAACCCCAGGTAGTACATCCACGTTTCGCTGCTGTGCAGCGCAGCTTCTTTGATTTCGTCTGTAAGAGGCTCGCACTCTGTTGCTGCCTCAAACTCAAATTGCGCAGTCCAGGATTCTTCTGTAGGGTAGTAAAGCATGTCGGTTACTCCGGTTTGCTGGATCAGCACCGCGCTGTCCATGTACTAGACTGTACCGGCTCAAGAACAAATGCACATCGGGACAAACCCTAGGTGACGCTTAGGGTCTGGTGTGTCATCATTGATTCCCCAATCACAAAGGAGCATGCAACTATGGCAAAGCTCGGGCGCGTTTTTGATGTCGCGTCACTCCCCACACTAGACTCGGCGCGGCCAGTCGCACCCCCTGAATCACAATTGATCGACGCCATGCGCGCGGCTGGCATCACTCATACGCCGGAGCAGATCCACATTGACGGCAAGATGCACCGATTCTGCACATCGGGCAAGCGCGGCGACTCCGGCTGGTACATCATCTTCGCTGATGGCATCCCCGCTGGGCAGTTCGGATGCTGGCGATCAGGCTTGGTGCAATCCTGGCGGGCAGATGTTGGCCGCAAGATCTCGCACGTTGAGCAGATGTCCCACACTCGGCGCATGGCAGAAGCCGCAGCACTGCGAGAGGCAGAGCTGGCTAGGCGGCGCGAGACTGCCGCTGATGTAGTCGGGCGGATCTGGTCAGAAGCCCAGGCCGCAAGCCCGGAGCATCCGTACCTTCAGCGAAAGGGCATCGCCACACACGGCGCACGAGTGACCGGCGACGGTCGCTTGATCGTGCCACTTTACAGCCCCGACGGTGAGCTGGTGTCGCTGCAATACATCGACTCAGGAAGCGACAAGAAATACCACCCAGGAGGCCAGACTGGCGGCGCATATTGGTGGCTCGGTGCGCTGGAGGATGCAAAGACGATTTACATCGCGGAGGGCTTCGCCACCGCCGCGACGATTCACCAGACCACCGGACAGCCGGTATTCATAGCCTACAGCGCCTCGAATCTTGTGCCTGTATGCGGAATGCTTCGGCAGCAGTTCGGCGCGTCTCAATCGCTTGTGATCGTGGCAGACAATGATGCGAGCCACACCGGCCAGAAATACGCCGATCAGGCCAGCGCGAAGTACGGCGCGCGCGTGGTTGTCCCTCCAATCGAGGGCATGGATGCAAACGATTATATGCAAGCCGGCCACAACCTGGGCGCGCTTCTGACGCCACAGCGCGAGGATGGATGGCTGATTCCAGCCGATGATTTCTCAGCACAGCCTGCGCCGATCTCGTGGCTGGTGAAGCATTGGATTCAGAAAGACGCGCTCATCATGGTGCATGGCCCAAGCGGAGGCGGAAAGACGTTCGTCGTGCTGGATTGGTGTCTGCGAATGGCCAGCGGCATGGCCGAATGGTGCGGGCAGAAGGTCAAGCCTGGGCGGATTGTGTACCTGGCCGGTGAAGGCCACCACGGCCTACGCGGGCGCATTGCAGCGTGGAAGCACCGACACCAGGCCGGAAGCCTGTCCATGTGGCTCTCACGGGACGGGTGCGACCTGAATACCGCCGAGGGCTATCTGAAGGTCGTGGAGCAGGTAAGGGCGCTCGGATACAGCCCCGAAGTGATCGTCGTCGATACCCTTCACCGATTCCTCAGCGGCGACGAAAACTCAGCCCAAGATGCCAAGACAATGCTCGATGCGTGCAACCGATTGATGAGCGAATTCGGGTGCAGCGTGGTACTTGTTCATCACACCGGCGTTAGCGACGAGGCGCAACACCGGGCACGCGGTAGCAGCGCATGGCGCGGGGCTTTGGACATTGAGATCAGCATCGTGCCAGGCAAGGAAGGCGTGCCCATGCAAATCGTGCAGCGCAAGTCCAAAGACGCAGAACTGGCCGAGACCATCCACGTGGAGCTGCAACAAGTGGCCATCCCTGGCTGGCGCGACGAAGACGACCAACAAGTGACCAGCGCTGTGATCGTCCAAGCTCAAGCCCCAATCGTGGCCAAAAAAGACAGCAAGATCGACAGTCATCGCAAGACCTTCGAGAACGCTTGGTGGGGCACAGGCGCTGAAGAGCGAGAGGGTTTACCCTATATTAGCAGGTCTGCACTCAAAGACAAGCTGGCAGCCGATGGCCGAAAACCTCGAACCATCGAGAACGATCTCAGCCCAGCCTACCCAGAAAAATTGATCGGCGCACTCATCCTGGCCGAACTTATCAGCCCACTTGAGCACGGCTGGGTGGTGGTCGACAACGTCCAATCGAGTGCCATGATGATGCGAAAAGGTGGTAAATCGTGATGCCCCCTAGCCCCCTAAATCCCCCTCTAGGGTGTTTTGGGGTTAGGGGGCAAAACGCACGAAAAAGCCCCCTCCCCTCCCCTCACTCTCTTAAGAGTGAGGGGGCAGGGGGGCATCGATGCGGCAAGTTTCCAGAGAAAAGTTATCCACAGGAAAGTGAGCAGGTACTAACATGAGTGAAGCGACAAACATCAACGAAATGCTGGCAGGACGCCAGGCCAGATACGGCAGCTTTCAAGGCCATGCCGAAATCAGCCAAGTCATCAAGCAGGTCATCCACTCCGCTGCGCGAGCACGCAACAAAGAACTGGAGTCCGATCAACTGGAGGCCTTGGATATGATCTCCCACAAAATCGCACGAATCATCAACGGCGATCCGAACTATGCCGACAACTGGATCGACATCGCAGG